CAGAACCAAAAGCAGATCAATGGGAAGTGATAGAATTCCCAGCCATACTTCCAAGCGGGAAACCGGTTTGGCCCGGTTATTGGAAGCTCGAAGAGTTGGAAGCGGTAAAAGCATCAGTGAGTATACTAAAATGGAATGCGCAATACCAACAAAATCCAACAGCAGCTGAAGGCAGTATTATTAAAAGAGATTGGTGGCAGTTGTATGATAAACCAGAACCGCCGCCCCTGTTACATGTTATACAGTCTTACGATACGGCGTTTATGAAAAAAGAAACTGCTGACTACAGCGCCATAACTACGTGGGGTGTATTTCACCCAAGTGAAGGTGATGCACCAAATTTAATACTACTGGACATGGTAAAAGATAGATACGAGTTTCCAGAGCTGCGCAAGAAAGCGAAAGAACAATACGACTACTGGAAGCCCGAAACGGTGATCGTGGAAGCTAAAGCTTCAGGCTTGCCTTTAACCTATGAATTGCGTAAACTAGGGATACCAGTTATTAACTTTACACCGAGTAAAGGAAATGATAAACATACAAGGATAAACTCTGTAGCTCCTTTGTTTGAAGCCGGAATGGTATGGGCACCAGACAAAAAGTTTGCAGAAGAGGTTATTGAGGAATGCGCTGCATTTCCATTAGGCGAACATGATGACTTAGT